ATGAACCTATTTGACATTTTAGGTTCAAAGTTGGTGAACATTATTTCATTTGGGTCTAACAAATTTGCCATTTATATTTCTCCTAATTCTTTCTAATAAATAGTGTTATCTTAAAATTATGCCCCTGGGAACGTAGCGCCAGTTGGAAGAATGTTGAAATCGAGTACGATAAATTCAGCAGTCTTCGTAGGTTGTAAGTAAATTTCACCTACCATAATGTTTCTATCGATAACATCTGGTGTGTTGTTTGTGTCATCCATCACCACTTTGAAAGCGTAAAGACCATTTCTTTGTTGGATTGATTCCAAGTATGGATTTACGATTGATAAGAAGCGATTTCTTGTAGCAGCGGTATTTTGTTCGAATACCAAGTATCTTGTAGAGGATGCGATGTATTTCTTAACAGCAATTAACAATCTACGAACGTTAATTCTATCAAGAGCAGATGGTTTAGCTTGTAAGGTCTTTTGACCAAATACAGTAGCACCTTGTCCAGGGAATGTAGCGATTGGGTTGATACGACCTTCGTATAGTGAATCTCTTTCATCGTGAGTTAAACGAGTCTTAACTTCAATAACGTTTGTCAAACCACCACGATTCAAACCTGCGGGAGCGTACCACTCAGCACCAACTGAATCGTTGAAAGCAATAACACCAGGAAGAACAACACTTGGTGGAACCCAGACTGGCTTATTCTTGTCAGTATCAAGGATTTTAACCCAAGGGTGGTAAGTAGCAACATAATTCGAGTCAAATGAAGTCAACGTGTTTACAGCAGTAGCGATTGTATCACCATAAGCAGCCGTATCCATCACAAAGAAACAATCTTGTCTATCTTCACACATATCCTTAGCGTATGTAGTAACTGAAGAGTGTAATCTATGTAACAAACCTGGAATAACAACCATGTTAATATCAAATTCATCAGGGTTTGAAATTGCGTTGATAGCTTTTCTCAAAGCAACAGTACCACTAGCAGTAGCAGATGAACAATCCAAACCTTGAGTGTTTCCAGCAACAATATTAGTTCCGGTGTAAACTACTCGGTTTGGCTCCCATCCATCAAAACCACCTTGGAAAGGTACGATGAATTTTTTGTAATCAATATTACTTGTTAACGATACAGTACCTGAACCTGATTGACAAGTTGCCAAATCAAATGCATTACCAACTGGCTCGGTATTAGCATCCGGAGTTGGATTTAAGAAGTTTAAGTTATCAGTTGTAGCAAAATCAAATGAGTAACCAAAGAACACTTTAGAGTTGTAAACACTATCCAAAGATTGTGTAGTTACATAAGTTGGTTCTGGTAAATTATAACCACTATGAAGTGGTGATGTTACAGCAGCAAATCCAAATGGAACTAAAGTTGAATCAACAGCACCATTTTTAACGTCATCAGCAACTTCAACACGAATGTGAGCTGATGTGTTAGGATAATCACCATTGAATACTAATTTACCTGTAGATTCTACAGTAACGTATCTATCACCAATAACTCTTGCGATAAAATTCGGAGAGTTGGGGTCAAGGTTAACGTTTGTAAATTCTTCTACAATGTTAGGTCTAGCATCCGTATCTTGTACGTTTTGACCAAAGATAGAATAAGGAACTTTAGAAGTATCGACTCTACGAACTTGTACAGTAAATGTACCAAATTCAGAACCTGGAACTTCAGAAGCAGGTTTGATGTCACGGATACCAATTTTGAATTCGTAGTTTGTAGCATTACCATGTGATAATGTATGGAACTTAAATAAGTTAGTAGCTACACCACCAACTTTTTGAGAAACGATATAAGGAGTAGATGCTTCGGAGTAAGCTTTAGTGTAATCGGTGTCGAATTGTACAACTGATACTTTTGCGTTCTCACCAGTAGCAAATGATTGTGACTGGAATGTTGAGAAGTTTAAGTAAGTGTAAGCAACTTTAGATGACTTTGGAGCGAATCCATAAAGTTTTGTAAAGTAGTTATCCGAGGTCGGATTCATAGAAGCTGAAGTAGCAGTTGAACTAACCAAACTACCAGTCAATGTCAAAACAAAAGCAGATGCACTTGCAGCAGCATCAACACTTGATAAATCAAAGTCACCACCATTTGTGGTTGTAGTTGGGTGAAGTACAGCAGCAACCTTTACACCAGCTGAAGATGAAACTACTAAAGCAATTGGTTTAGCAGTGTATCCTTCAGCACCTAATACCCTAACGATAGTAGCATTAGAAGCGTCTTCTAAATATGATTGTGCGGTATACGGGAGGTATGAATCTTCAGTCAATCCTCCAAACTTTTGTTGGAATTCATTGAAAGACTCAACCTTCGTTGGTACGAAAGCAGGTCCCTTTATAGTTTGTCCTATAAGAGCTCCACCTATCTCAGCAATACCCGCAGGTAAGAACGAAAGGTCTTTTTCTCTTGTGAATACACCAGGACTTACAATTCTTTCAGCCATTATTTTTCTCCTAATATTCTAATTTTGGTTTTCCTTAATAATAAATACACAAAAAATTAGGGAAACGAGATAGTTATTTTTTAGGAACAAAGGTATTTGTACTTATATCGTACTCACCCTCTCCATATTTTTCTTTTAATGCTTTAGAAATTTCATCTTGTGTCTTCATTAATTGTAAGTATTCACCATACAATGTAGACTTTTGTGATTTTAAAGTTTCAAAGATTTGTTCTAACTGATAAATTTCGAGTTCTATCTCACCCATTTTTGTTGTAGTAAACAAAACTTGTTCTTGAAGAGCTTGAACCTTGTCAGACTCTTCTTGTGTAAATTGAATAACTGTTTTTTCTTCCATAATATTGTTAGTTTACTATATAAATATCTAATTTTTAGACATCACCACCTAATTTTGGGTTTTCACCCCAAGAAATCTTTCCAACTGAAAATCTTCTTTTTGTATTTGGCGTTGTACCCTTATATTCTGGCACAATATACGCTTTTGCGGTCAATCCTATAGTTGCCTTTGAAATTCTATCTTGACTCATCTCGGCCATAGTCTCAAATGAATACGAATCACCTTTGATTACAAATTTATATCTCTCACCAAAAGATTGTCCTTGGAAATAGATTATTTGTTCTACTATTTTATTTACTTGTTCCATGTAATCACACCAAACCACAACCTCATACTCTAAATTGACATAATCAGGTCTAGCAACAGCCACATATTCTTTTACAGGTTGTTGTCCTGTCAAGATTGAGAATTGGTCATATCTATTGGCTCGTGTATATTTACGTTCGAACATTTGTTCAGCATCTTCAGAATTAGCAACTTTTAATTTTGACAATTCCGTGTTTATTGATAAGTTATTTCGTTTGAATGAAATCACGGGTGTTAAAATCATCCCATTATCATCTCTCATGAAACCATCACGTTGAGCACTTGCCCATTTTTCAGGAGAAGCATACATAACAGGTACTGGTATAAATCTACCACCATCTTCTACCAAAGGTTTAACATCTAATTCTAAAAAAGACTTGAACGCAAGGTCAATATCGTAAATACCAACCGATACGTTTTTTAAATCATCATTATCTCTACGAGTTTGATTTGCCTTATTTAATTTAGGGTCTAAACTTGTAGAAGATTGAGTCTGATTCAGATTCGGTTTGTTTGGGTCTGATGTTCTAAATTTTGTAGCCATTATAATCCCATCGGTATAGTGTTAGAATTTGAATTTGAATTACCAAATCGAGTTTCTACCAAATTTAGTGTAGTGTGTCGTGTAACGTGAGCATCACATATAAGTGATACTGAATAACCTTGAATTTCACCACCATCCCAATGGTCTGGATTTTTACCAGCAAAGAATTGAGCTTCATTGATTGAATCGATTTGAAAATACTCACCCATCCAATCTACAATATCACCAACTTCAGGATAAATGTCTTTATCATCCTTTAATGTGTCTTTCAAGAACTTAAATATTGCTGTTCTTGTATATGACTGACCAAAATCATCCGAAACTTGGTCGATGGTATTATACTCAATCAAACATGGAACTTTTACAGGATTGTAATAAACTTTATCTTTACCCTCACCATATACATTTACATTGGTGTCAGATATCACAAGTTTATAGTAATACACTTCCGTATCAATAATATCATTGATAAGTTCTTTGTTTAGCGTTCTAAACAAACTCATGTCTCTTTGACCGCTGAATAATGCCATTGGTTATCCTATATAAATTGCTCTTGGAACTCTAGCAAGTGTTGATTCTAAAAATTCAGCCTCATCACGTTTTGCTTCCATTAATGCTCTTTTTGAAACGGCTTCCAAAGTTTCTTTTAACTCCGTTAATAGATTTTCTTTTTCAGTAGAAGCCTCACCTCTTAAATCAGCACCATCTAAAGTAACATCAGCCCCAGGAATTGGAATAGCGGAGAATTTAGCTCTAACAGCACCCAACATTTCTTTAGCCAATGCTAATGTGTATTTAGTAATCCATTGTCTACCAGCAGCGTTAATATCTGAATATAACAATCTCAAGAACGGAGCGTTTGATAAATCACTAACAACATTTGATGCCATTGCAGGATTATTACCTTCACTATTTCGTGTATATTCAAAGTACACTTTTGTTCCAGTATCAGTTGATGTTGGTAATGGGAAAATCTTAATACGATTATTAACTAATTGGAATGAGTATTGTGATTTACGAATTTGGTCATTAAATTCAATTGCTTGTAAACGAAGTAAATCATCATACATCGGTTGCATCATAAACGATACGCCTGGTGAGTAATTACCCCATCCAAAAGTCTCCATCATTTGTTGTGAACCAAGACCAGTTCCGACAAATGGGTCAAAATAACGAGTAATTGCAGGAGGCGCCTCATGAAACACCTTACGGATTGTAAGACCATCGGAAACTGAACCAGATTCAAGTGATACTACACTTGCATTCTTTAAATCATAAATTTGTTCACCACCAACTAACGTAAATGAACCTGTATAGTATGTTAATCTACCACCACTCTTTGCTTCAGTACCATAATCTTTTGCGATATTCACAACAGAACTCAAATTAGAATTAAGTTGTGTATTTCGTAAGTCAGCTGAAATGTTTGACCCTTGTAGTGAGAGCATACTTTCTCTCGTTCTATATAGGTTAACTTGTGATGAGTATTCATTGGTAGCTTCTTCAAAACAAGCAAAAAAGTTTATATCTTGTAATTCAATATCAACGATGGGATATCCCAGTCGTTTTGCGCACCACCCAGCCACCTTTGGAGCATCTGACCTGAATTGTGAATCAGAATCAAAAAATCCGAAAGGAGTGGAACTTCCACTTGTGAATGTCGCTGCGCCTGTCCAAATTGGTATGTTAACTGCCATTTAAAAACTCCATAAGGGTGTTATCTCTATATAAATAGTAACACACTCTATCTTTCACTATTTTTCATAAAAGATACGATAATATAACGAGTTCCGTTTGTTACGGCTCTAGCACCATGTTTGTGAGTTATGTTTCCAGGGTGTATAGTACAATATCCAATTGGTGATTTTACTAATTGTTTTTGTCTTCTAAACCAAGTACCACCACCATCATATTCGTCTAAATCTGAAAGTTGTACAAGACAAGTTATGTCGGATGAGTCGTGGTGTATAGACAAGTGTCCTTGTGCATTTGGGGTATATTTAGCCAAAAAGTTTTCAGATTGCATAGAAGTCCAACCCCGACCCTCAAGGGCCCAAATGTAAGTCGAAAACTTCATAACATATTCACGGAGAACATCCATATAAATGTCATTCATGTCAATCACATTTAATAACATATCGGTTGTTGGGTAATTTTCATGCCTATCAACAGTCCAAGAATTAGCGTATTCGGCCTCTTCACGAATCATTCTACAAAACTCTTCAGTAAACAATGGAAATGTAAAACAATTATCAAATGGTTCATCGGTTATCAAATCCCATTCTTGTGTTCTAGCGGAATATGATATAAATCTATTTTTCCATTCAATTGGGTTTTCATAATAAGTGTAAAGTTCGGGATGTAATTTCATGTTTAAATGAATAGTTTCGGTTGTAGATTTTATTTGACTATGACCTTGACTTATTAATTGTGTTCTTAATGAGTAAGCATTTACATCTGACTCAATAGAGTTTAAATCATTTCGATTTGGATGTATTGAATATGTACATATGAAAAATTCATCTAATGGTATAATATTGTTTTGTAAGTTTTTACTCAACATTTTTTCTATACCATTTTTACTCAACATATAAGCATGGGTGTTGTAAGATGGATATGGTTTTACAATTTCACCCAAACCGATTTCAACATCATCTCCCGGTGACAATTTATTTCTACCAAGATACATCAAGTCCCAATCGGATGGTAGGTCATCTATGATATATGGGGATAACTGACCATGAACCATGAAGTCCTCTTCAAGAACCAATATATTTTCATGACCACTTTCTTTTGCAAGATTCCAAACTTGGAGATGTGATAAAGCACAACCAATCTCTCCGGGCAGAATAGGTCTATTATACCATTTATTTGTAGATTCTATTTTCCAATTGGTAAATACTGACCAATCTCCATCGTAAATATTTAAATTACTACCATCAACTGCTCTATGAATATGAATAACGCTTCGAGGGTCTAATCCTAATTTATTAATTTCAGAAACCCACCTATCGTAGTTATTAAAATTCTCGGATAACCCAATCACATATACACAATCTATTTTGGTGTATCGCTTTGGTTCATCTATCACACTATACCACTCATTAACACGAACATCCCATGTATTTTTTAAAGCATATTCTCTTGCGTTTTTTAAATTGGTTTCTTGTAGTGATTTGTTATTGTGTAAATCCACAAATGCTTCAAAAAACTCATTATTTGATGCATTATGACTTACAAGTTTAGCTTTACCATTTAATAGATTCAAAAGATTACCGGAATCAGTTGATACTATTTTTACACCACCAAACATCATTTCAAGAGCAGTTATACAATAGGTTTCTTCATACTGACTTGGATATAACCAATATTCAGCCGAATTTATCAAATTGTATAATTCCATTTTCCCCAAAGCGCCAACAAAATGAACCCCTTCTAAAACTTGTTGATAAGAGTCATAAACATCCAATGCATATGGTGGGGTTGCTACCCATAAGGTAGCGTCTGGTAACATATTCTTTATGTTTGGCCAGATTTCTAATAGATTTGACAAACCACGTTCAGCTGATGATGTATACACAAACTTATTTGGGACTTTATCAACCGAATTCATTAAAAAATCAGTCGTTGATATTGCGTTTGGTATTACACGAATACGACCTCTCATTTGTGGATATTTTTTTTCTAAAATGGCGGCCTGATATTCAGATACACAAATGAAGTTAGTTATTTCTAAACTTGATAAGTAGCCCAACCCATCATTCTCTAAAGTAACACCATTCCACCATGGATAAAAGTCAAGATTATGTAACCAAAAATATGATTTATCAAAGGTTATATTTCTTGATTTCAATTCTACTAAATAGTGTATATAATTTGTGGCAATTACAACATCGTATTGTGAATTTGATTCCAATTCGCTGTATTCACAATATTTGACATTATCTATTGTAGAACTTATAAGGTCACCACATATGGTAACGTCATGGGAACGTGCCATAATTTCTGCAAGTTTCATTACAGCATATTCCGACCCACCGATACCATTTTCGTACCAAGTGTTCCAATTCCATTTTTCTTTTTGATATCCTACTACAAATAATATTTTCATGCTATTTCACTATGTAATTTAAAACTTGTTCACTCTCACCAAATTTTGTATAATCCATATCATCTTGAAATTTCCAAGAATGGCCATCGGACTCATTCCAACACCAATCATCTTTTCCAAGCTCAAGGATTCGTTGATGAATAAATGGGTCGTAATAATCTTTTATTAATCTAGCCCTACGATTAATATCGGTTGAATTATTATCTACTGTCGAATCACCATTATTATATTGTACATATAACATTTTTTTAAGGTGAATTATTCTTGTATGTAAAAATGTCTTTACAATTAATTCAAAATCATCTGCTACTGAAATATCTCTACTATGTCCTCTGATTTCAGAATATGTATCACGTCTCCAAATACGACAATGATTTGGCATACCAATATTGAATCGTATTGATTTTGGATTTATATCAGGATAATGGTGTACCAACCAATCTTGACCATCAATATTTTGCCATGTGTGTCCTGCATAACCCCAATCAAATTTATTTTCCGGATGACCATACCAATCGTCACCTATATAACCATATTGACGTGGTGCTCCATTTTCATAAACCTCGGTTACATCCGTATATATAAATCCAGCATCTTCATGTTGCCATGAGGCATGTAATACTTCTTGTAAACAAGTTGTTATCAAAGTGTCATCATGGTCAAGTTCTACTAACCACTCACCATTACATAACATGGCAGCTCTATGTTTAACCTCGCCAACATTACCACCGCTATTTGGTGACATTCTATACGGTTTTACTCTATAATCTTCGTCAGCTATAGTTTTTAGATATTCCCACGTTTTATAATCACCTTCAGGTGAATCATCAACGACCACCCATTCCCAATTTGGATACGTTTGGTTTTTTAAAGATTCATATGTTCTGAATATACGTTCGTTGGTTTTGTACGTTGGTGTGAAGATTGAGAATATAGGCGTTTCTCTATTTCCAAATACTTCTTTTTGAGACCTACAAGCCCAAAACGTTGATTGACATACAATATCATTTGCAAGAACATTGTCAGCTGGAATTTCAGTATATGTAAAAACTTTTGACATCACAAATGTATGGCTGGTGAATTGATAAACTTGTCCATTTCCCGGCCCAATTAATATAATGATGTCCGGCTTATGTTTAGCAAAATCTGATTTAAAATTACAAGCACAATCGTATGAATATATTTTTACAAATTCATATAAATTTTCTTCGTGATATACATCAGATTTTAGTGTTATCTCACCAAATCTATTCCAACCATAAACCAAAGCAGTTGGCAAACTCGTTTTTCTCATATTATCTATATGGTTCTCCACCGACCCAAAGTACAAATGATTTACGAGTACCTTTAGTTACGGGTTTGACTCTATGTAAATAAAAAGATGGGAATATCACAACAACACCCTTACCCCTTGGAGCTTGAGTGGCTCCAGCTCCCAACATAAATTCTAAATCACCACCCTCATACTCATCTGGACCTGAAAGTTGAACTGTTACTGATACTTTTCTTTGATTCTGAATTCCAATACCACAATCCATGTGCCAATCGTAGTGACCACCACCTTCGTAATATTCGGTATATTGAATCCGTTCTCGCATATGAGTCAAATCAAGTTTCCACATAAATTGATTTGCTTCAGAAATCATATTATGTAATTTAGAATACACCCATTCCCACTTTTCATTTTGTGGACACCATTTTACTGATGATTTTCGATAAGTCTCATTCTTTCGGCTAACGTTGTCTTGACCAATAGCAGCTTCTTCAAACTTTAAATCTGAAGTCAATTCTTCGATGGTCTTCAACTCTTCAGGTGTAAACCCTTCGTGAAACCAATAATAATTTGTGTAATTCACATCCAAACGATGTGGGTCTCGGTCAAATTTAAATCCATTTTCCATAACTTATATTCTTTTAATATAAATATGGAATCTAAACTTATTAGAACAAATATTTGTAAGTTTCTACAATCCAAACACGGTCACCATTTACCCAACCATGTTTTTTGAATGTTAATTTTTGTAAAGAATTATCCCACTCAAAATAACCACCAGCAAGTTCATTACCCTTATCGCCTTTTGCATTTGTACCACCTTGAGCGCCTTGGTTACCTTGACCCCCAACAGCACCATCATACGTTCCTTCAGGAGCAGCGGGAGCGGAACTTCCTTGAGCTCCAGTAATACCCTTTACACCTTGAGCTCCTTGAGCGCCAGTAGCACCAGCAGCACCTTGAGCACCTTGGTGACCTGTATTTCCCTTTGTACCTTGAGCGCCTTGAGGACCAGTAGCACCAGCAGCACCTTGAGCGCCTTGGTTACCCTTTGTACCAACAGCACCTTGAGCACCTTGAGCGCCGGTAGCACCTGCGGAACCCTGAGCTCCTTGAGCACCAGTAGCTCCTTGAGCTCCTTGAGCGCCAGTAGCACCAACAGCACCCTGAGCGCCTTGGTTACCCTTTGTACCAACAGCACCTTGAGCACCTTGAGCGCCGGTAGCGCCCGCAGCACCTTGAGCGCCGGTAGCGCCCTTTGAACCAGTAGCACCTTGAGCCCCTTTTGTTCCATGGATACCGTTAGGAGTTTCAGTTATGGATAGGCCTGTGAAATATCTCCAAGCGCCGGTTGTTCCTGATGGAGCATATCCAACGTACCAATGATGTTCTCCGGTTGCGTCTGCTGTGGACGTAAATGAATATTTCTTTCTATACCATGTTAGTGTAGTACCAAGTTCGGATGAATATAAATCTTTTTGGTCTATAATTGTTCCATCTTCTACACCAGTAGAAAAGTGACCACCACCACTAGCAAATTGCCTCATGTGGAACATACCATAATTTGCACCACTACCAGCCCAGTTTACATCGTAAGCTACCCAAATTTCAAGGGTATAGTCAGTAGATGGTTTTACAAAAAATTCAGTAACTTGATATTCAGCAGCACCAGAGCTATCTTGTCGAAGTACATAAGCAGAATTAGCCGATTGTGGATTATTAGATAATCCAAATGCTTGAGTAGTAGCATTATGACCCGTATAATACAAGTCTATATTGTTAGCAGCACCAATTGCAGCAAAGTTAGGGTCTAACACTTTATTACCAGCATAACCTTGAGCACCTTGAGCACCTTGGTTACCGGTGTTTCCTTTAGGACCTGTAGCACCTGCGGCTCCTTGAGACCCCTGATTACCTTGTGCTCCAACATTTCCGGTTGAACCAATACCACCACCTGAACCAATAAGTCCGGTAGCCCCTTGAGCACCTTGTGAGCCGGTAGCCCCTTGAGCCCCAGTAGCACCTGCGGCTCCTTGAGCACCCGTAACTCCAGTAGCACCCGTATTTCCTTTTGGTCCAGTAGCACCTGCGGCCCCTTGAGAACCAGTAGCACCCTGACCCCCACCTACACCTGTATTTCCTTTAGCACCCGTAGCACCAGCAGCTCCTTGAGAACCAGTAGCACCTTGAGAACCTTGAACACCCTTGTTTCCTTTAGCACCAGCAGCACCACCACCACCACAATAGAAATCTAAATAGGTGTTATTATTTGATGTACCATATGTAGCATTATCACACGTTAAATTTGTAAGAACAATTGTGAATCGCTGATTACCTGAATCATATGTATTGGATACAACTTGGAATTCACCAAATGCTGGGTCTGGAAATCCTTGACCAATATCAAGTCTACATCCATTATTTACCGTGATTAAATATGAATATCTATCCGTACTGGTAAACCAAGAATATCTACTAACAACTATAGTAGTTAGTGAACATGAATTTGTGTTATTAAATGATATTTGACCAGTACCAACCGCACCGGAAGTTGCTTGCCAATAAGTTGATAAGGTAGTTGGTGTTGTTCCCGGAGCACCTTGAGCACCGGTAATTCCTTTAGGGCCCGTAGCACCTGCGGCTCCTTGAGACCCCTGATTACCTTGTGCTCCAATGGTTCCAGTAGGACCAACACCCCCACCCGAACCAATAAGTCCGGTAGCACCTTGAGAACCTTGTGGGCCGGTGGCTCCTTGTGGACCAGTAGCACCAGCAGAACCTTGTGAACCGGTAGCTCCTTGTGGGCCGGTAGAACCCGTGTTTCCTTTAGGACCTGTAGCACCAGCAGCTCCTTGAGAACCTTGAACGCCAGTAGCACCTTTCGGACCTTGAGCGCCAGTAGCACCTGCAGCTCCTTGAGGACCTGCGTTACCTTGAGCACCTATAGCACCAGTAGCACCCGTATCACCACTTCCACCTAAAATACCTTTTGAACCTTGTGGACCTGTTGCTCCCGTACTTCCTTTTGAACCAGTATCACCAGTAGCGCCTTGTGGACCTTGAGGGCCGGTTGGGCCTTGAGGGCCAGTTGGGCCGGTTGGGCCTGTATTACCTTGAGAACCAATCGGACCTAATGCACCTGACCTACCAAGTTCAGATGTATATTGATACCAAGTACCACCACCCGATTCAGATGGACGTTTCCAAAAGACTCTCATACCTTCACCACCACCATATTCTTGAGTTCTTACCAAAAATGAATAAGCAGTGCCAGCGGTTAATGAAATTGTACCTGTAGTTGTTCCCAATGCTGGAGTACCTCTACCACCATAAAATGATGCTACAATAGTTCCATTAATAAATAAATCAATTGAGTCATCGGATTCCGCTGTAAAAGTATATGTTCCGGTTTCGGATGGTATAAACGTCCCCCAAGCTCTAACGGAAAAGAATTCACCTGAATTTGGAACACTTACCCCAGCACCAGTCAATGTAGTATAGGATGTCCAATCAAGAATTGTTGCGGCATTTACAATACCTTGTGAGTGTAATGTTGAATTTGTATATGCAGCATCGAAGAACTTACCAAAGTCATTTGAGTTTGTTGGATAAACACCATATTGTGATGTAGAACCATTTCCGGCATGAGTTGACCATACTTGATAGTTTAAAGTAGCAGAACCAAACGCAGTACCCTTTTGACCTTGTGGGCCAGTACCACCTTGAGCACCCGTTGCGCCAGTAGCTCCTTGTGGGCCAGTAGCCCCTTGTGGGCCAGTAGCCCCTTGAGCTCCAGTAACACCAATATCTCCCTCTCCACCAGTAGTACCAACAGCACCTGTAGTTCCTTTTGCACCCGTACCACCTTGAGCGCCCGTTGAGCCGGTAGCACCTTGAGGGCCGGTAGCACCTTGAGGACCTTGAGGGCCAGTAGCTCCTTGAGGACCTGTAGCTCCTTTATTACCCTGTGGACCTTCACCACCTTGACCACCAGTAGCACCAGTAGTTCCTTTTGAACCAGTCCCACCTTGTGGACCTTGTGGGCCAGTTCCACCTTGTGGGCCGGTGGCACCTTGTGGGCCGGTGGCACCTGTAGAACCTTGAGCGCCGGTAGCACCTGTTGGACCAGTACCACCTTGTGGACCTTGTGGACCAGTACCACCTTGAGCTCCGATAGCCCCTTGAGCTCCAGTAGCACCTTGTGGGCCAGTTGGCCCAGTACCACCCTGAACGCCTTGAGAACCTTGTGGGCCGGTAGACCCCTGTGCTCCTTGAGCTCCTTGGTCACCAGTTATACCAATAGCACCATAATTGTTACACCACTTTACATCTTGTACAGCAGCATTACCTGAATAAAACGATGAATCTAAATAGAATGTTGCGCCAGCACCATGGTTTACACTTCGTCTGATAACACCATCTAAAATATAATGTACATACTGACCATCGTAGTATATAGCAAATGTAGTTACACCATTTGTGTATCCAAATGATAAATCGGTTACAAAGTTACAACTCTCATAAATTTGAACACCACCACCGGCATATGGATACCATGCGTAATCTATAGAACAATAAGAAGCATCAGCAGCAGGGTCGGTATTTAAACCAACCATTTTATATGTGTAGTTTGTAGATTTAAATTCTACATATGCGCCAGCGCCATATCCTAAATCAGAATATACACCACCACCCCAAGAACCAGCACCTTGTTTTGCAAATGATTGAACAGCTGTATTGTTGTTTGTTATTGCGACTGCTTGTCCGTTGTTAGTTGATGGATACGAACATCCCTCATATCCTTGTGGACCGGTAGCTCCTTGTGGACCAGTAGCGCCAGTACCACCTTGTGGACCGGTAGCACCAGTAGCACCTTGTAACCCCTCTCCACCGAAATCACCTTGTACGCCAGTTGGGCCTGTAGCACCGGTGGCGCCTTGTGGGCCTGTAGCACCTTGTGGGCCAGTAGGGCCTCCGTTACCACCAAATCCGGTGATACCTTTCGGACCTTGTACACCAATTTCACCTTGTGGTCCGGTTGCTCCAACTGCTCCGGCTGGACCCGTAGAACCACCACTACCTTTAGTACCCTTGAGACCAGCAGGCCCTAAAGCACCTTGAGCACCAACAGCACCGGTTGGTCCCGGAGGTCCTCCAGAACCACCAACACCTACCGCACCTTGAGCTCCCTGCGGGCCGTTTGCTCCTTTTGGACCAACAGCACCTTGAGAACCGCGTGAACCGGTTGGACCTGTAGAGCCGGTAGCACCTTGAGGGCCGGTAGCTCCAGTTGGACCAGTACCACCTTGTGGACCAGTACCACCTTGTGGGCCAGTAGGACCGGTATTACCCGTAATACCTTTTGAACCTTGAGGGCCTGTTGGACCGGTTGATGTATCAGGGTCACCACTTGGACAAGCACCACAACCACCGCCAAAACAAGATTGTACATTGACTGTAATATCACCACCATTGTAGTTATCGTATGGCGGCCCGATATCACCTTCACGGTTGAATTCCATAACCGAATAACAACAACCATCATCCATGACAACAGCATCACCACAACCACAAACTCCGTTTATCTCCCAGTAATTACCACCAGGATTACTATCGTAAACATTACCACCGCTACACCCAGGGTCACATGGTTGTAACACCCACCAACATGGGTTATTATGAACTATATAACCATTTAAAACATATACGTCATCAGGTTCTATATTGATTCTATATAAAGTTTCAGTATTAGTTTCAGTATATGCATCTTGCAGCAATTCTTCTGAAAAAGAACCACTTTCATATTTTATTAGATAATCAACACCTACTTGTAGGTCTTGTGATTTTTTAAATCTATAGGTGTTTGTTGAATCTTTTACAAGAATAATTTTACCATACCCAACTGATAATGAATCGTTGAATACCGCAAATTCTTCGGCAGACGCGCCCATGTTTTTAGCTACAACCGATGCTGATGTAATCTGAATTCCAGCTAAAGAAGAACCAGTCCAATTTGTGGATGATAATTCCGAATAATCTACACCCGGTAAGTGTACAGCAGCAACTAAACTACCTGTGGTAATGTTCTGAAGTTGTTCAGAACCACCACCCCATAAATTGACTAATTGATTCCCTTTAAATCCTGACATATAACCTTTTTAATTAGTATGCTGAACCACTTAAATACATATGAACCACATATGTGTTTCCACCATTGTTAAATGTTAAATACCCACGAGTTGCGTTCCACGAAAGTCCCGGAGATACACCACTAATCAAAGTACCAAGAGCAGCATCGCCCTTTTGACCTTTAGCACCTTGAGCGCCGGTAGCGCCGGTAGCACCTTGAGCTCCTTGAGCTCCAGTAAAGTTTGAACCAACAGCGCCTTGAGCTCCTTGAGGACCTACAGCACCTTGAGCACCTTGAGGTGAAGCACCTTGAGCGCCAGTAGCACCTTGAGCACCTTGAGCACCAACAGCACCTTGAGCGCCAGTAGGAGATGCTCCTTGAGCGCCGGTAGCACCTTGAGCGCCAACAGCACCTTGAGCGCCAGTAGCACCTTGTGGTGAAGCACCTTGAGCACCAGTAGAGCCAGTTGGACCTACAGCACCTTGAGCACCTTGAGGTGAAGCACCTTGAGCGCCAGTAGCACCTTGAGCACCTTGAGCACCAACAGCACCTTGAGCGCCAGTAGGAGATGCTCCTTGAGCGCCAGTAGCACCTTGAGCGCCAACAGCACCTTGAGCGCCAGTAGCACCTTGTGGTGAAGCACCTTGAGCACCAGTAGAGCCAGTTGGACCTACAGCGCCTTGAGCACCTTGAGGTGAAGCACCTTGAGCACCAACTGCGCCTTGAGCGCCAGTAGCACCGGTAGCTCCTTGAGCCCCTTGAGGTGAAGCCCCTTGAGCGCCAGTAGCACCTTGAGCACCCGTTGGTCCTGTCGCACCTTGTGAACCTTGAGGACCTGTAGAAGTCGAACCTTGTAAACCTTGGGCACCAGTAGCACCTTGTGACCCCTGAGCTCCTTGGGGTGAAGCACCTTGAGCGCCGGTAGCACCTTGAGCACCAGTTGGGCCAGTTGGTCCGGTAGGACCTTGAGCTCCGGTAGGACCTACTCCTCCTTGAGCGCCTGTAGAGCCAGTAGCACCTTGAGCTCCTTGGGGTGACGACCCCTGAGCACCCGTAGCACCTTGAGCACCTTGAGCACCCGTAGCACCTTGTGGTGAAGCACCTTGAGCGCCGGTAGCACCTTGAGCACCGGTAGCACCTTGAGCACCTTGAGCACCTTGAGGTGAAGAACCTTGAGCGCCAGTAGCACCTTGGGCTCCGGTAGCACCTTGGGCTCCGATTGTACCCTGTGGTCCTTGAGCTCCACTAGCACCTTGAGCACCTTGAGCGCCGGTAGCACCTTGCGGTGAAGCACCTTGAGCACCAACAGCACCTTGAGCTCCAGTTGGACCAGTTGGTCCGGTAGGACCTTGAGCACCCGTTGGGCCGGTAGCACCTTGAGCACCCGTTGGGCCGGTAGCACCTTGAGCACCTTGAGGTGAAGCACCTTGAGCCCCAGTAGCACCTTGAGCACCTGTTGGACCTACAGCACCTTGAGCACCTTGAGGTGAAGCACCTTGAGCGCCAGTTGCACCAGTAGCACCTTGAGCGCCAGTAGCACCTTGTGGTGAAGCTCCTTGAGCACCAGTAGCACCTTGAGCGCCCGTTGGGCCGGTTGGGCCAGTTCCACCAGTATTTCCTTTATCACCTTGAACTCCTTGAGGGCCGGTAGCACCCTGAGCTCCTTGAACACCTTGTGGGCCAGTAGTACCTTGAGCACCCGTTGGACCAGTAGCACCTTGAGGGCCGGTCGGTCCCGTTGGACCGGTAGCACCTTGAGCGCCTTGAGATCCCGTAGCACCTTGAGCTCCCGTAGAACCCGTAGCACCTTGAGCTCCAGTAGAACCCGTAGCACCTTGAGGACCGGTAGCACCTTGAGCTCCAGTAGAACCAGTAGCACCTTGAGGGCCAGTAGCACCTTGAGCGCCTTGAACACCTTGTGGGCCGGTTGGGCCAACAGAACCTTGAGCACCAGTAGCTCCTTGTGGACCGGTAGCTCCTTGTGGACCTGTACCACCTTGTGCGCCGGTAGCCCCCTGAGCACCAGTTGGACCAGTACCACCCTGTGCGCCAGTAGCACCTTGAGCACCTTGAACACCTTGTGGGCCGGTTGGGCCAACAGAACCTTGAGCACCAGTAGCACCTTGAGGGCCGGTTGAGCCGGTTGGACCAGTACCACCTTGAGCACCAGTAGCGCCCGTTGGACCAGTACCACCTTGAGCTCCGACAGCCCCTTGAGCTCCAGTAGCACCTTGTGGGCCGGTTGAGCCGGTTGGACCAGTTGGACCAGTACCGCCCGTAGCACCTTGAGCGCCGGTAGCTCCTTGTGGGCCGGTTGGGCCGGTTGGGCCAGTTGGTCCAACAGCGCCTTGTGGGCCGGTGGAACCAGTAGCCCCGGTATTGCCTGTAGGACCAGTTGGTCCTTTAGCTCCTTGAGGACCGGTTGGTCCTAAATTTCCTTTTGAACCTTGAGGGCCCGTTGGACCAGTAGCTCCTTGAGGACCAGTTGGTCCGGTAGCACCCTGAGCTCCTTGTGGGCCGGGACCACCAGTTACCCCTTGAGGACCTTTAGCACCCGTTGGGCCGGTAGCACCTTGAGCGCCCGTTGGACCAGTACCACCTTGAGGACCAGCGGGTCCCTGAGCTCCTTGGTTTCCTTGAATACCTTGGGGACCGGTAGCACCAGCAGGTCCTTGTGGACCAGTAGCACCTTGAGCACCCGTTGCGCCCGTATTACCCTTATCACCGACAGTTCCTTGTGGGCCAGTACCACCTGTAGCACCTTGAGCTCCTTGTGCGCCCGTAGCACCAGCGGTACCCGTAGCACCTTGAGCTCCTTGAGCTCCAGTAGAACCTGCGGGTCCGGCAGAACCTTGAGCTCCTGTGGCTCCCGTTGGTCCAGTCGGTCCTACACCACCTTGAGCGCCGGTAGCTCCTTGTGGGCCGGTTGGGCCGGTTGGACCTGCGGGACCTGCGGGGCCGGTAGGACCAGTACCACCAGTATCACCCTTTTGACCTTGTGGGCCGGTTGGACCGGTTGGGCCGGTATTGTGTACAAGTAAACTACCTACAAAATAATTGTGGTCTGGCTCAACAGTAATTGATATAGTTTGTATAGTCTCATTAACTACTTCTAAATTTGTAATAGTTAATGGGGTTGAATCTTTACTAAATAAATTTAGCGAAGAATAATTTTCTTCAGTTGGAGTCACCCAAGTTCCAGCAGTTGTATATACTGAAAGGTCTGATGATGCTTTAACTATCTGACCATTGGAAAGAGTAACTTTAATGTATGTGGTTAATTCTACATCACGAACTTCCGTAACTTCAGACGTTGATTGTTGTGATGTTTGTGTATTGTATGAATCAACAAAACTACCAGATTGTATATGGTAAAAGAATGGACATGAATTACCATTGATAACCACACCTTCTATCGAATTATGTAAACTATGTATAGCGCTCATTTTATACCTTATGTAAATGGTTGAATCTTGTATGTTATCATCAACGTATATAAGTCACAAGTATTTGTGTTTTTATTCAATTCAAATTCAATTTTATCACCACGTTGAAATGAATATCCAGACCCAAATGCAAAATCATAAACAGCATATTGTGTACTTGCTAATGCGTTAGTAACAGGAGTGCCAACAGTCGCAGCATTTACATATGGTTGAATTGTATAATTAGCGGTTGTGGTATTTGTTTGACCAACCATCAATTGAATTGTATGGACGAATCCAGCATAAGGAGCTATCCAAGTTCCATATGGTGATTGTGCGGGTTGTAAATCTGATATGATTGCCAATGGTGAAAACCCATCAGGTTGACCTCTGTGTTCTACAGGTATCAACGTGGTTACAATGTCATATCCTTGTAATAATTCATTATTTACAACACGAGTTTGCACTACACCACCCGAACCGGATACAAATATCCGTGTTGATGTTGTGCTTGTAGCAGCAGATGTTAATATTAAACCAGTAAACGTAGGAGCATCGCTCGTCTGAAGTCCTAAATCAATATTAGAACCATTTACCGTTAAATTACCCTGTGAGGGTGATGATATAGCGGAAGCGGATACAAATCCGGTCCCACCGAAATTAAGTTGACTGGCACTTGAGCCAGATACTATGACTTTTTTCCAATTTGGCATATTCCATTTCCTTTACTGCGGTTGGTAACACTTTCGTGCCCACTTCCCTTTCGGGCCAACATTAAAAGTAGTTTTTTCTATTATACTACAATAAATAGAGTTTTATAAAATAAAAAATCCCCCTATGATGGAGGATTTTCTTTGGAATCATGTTTCACTTGTAATAGTGCAATTTCTTTTTCTATTTTATTAAGAAGTGTTGCGATTGTGACCGCTTCAACCCCTTTAATATCTAATTTATGAATAGCAAATTTTATAATAGCAAAATCAGCTTCAGTAAATCCTTCGTATGGTTTCATAACTTATTTTAATTTTAAAATGTTTTCTTGTAATTTAACAGCGAGTTTATAAACAAACTCGATGTCTTTTCCTTTGAATGGAACTTCACCCAAACCTATTAGAAGCGCCTCAAGCTCTCGTTTTGAGAGCTTGAGGGTTGCTTCCGTAGGAATATTGTTTTTATTTTCTGCCATAACCCTTTCAAGTTAGATTATGAGTAGATAAAAATATCTCCATCAGCAGAAATTGCGATGTTACCTTCGTCATCATAACCAGCAGCTGTAGCCGCTGTAGATGCAGCAAATCCATTGGCAACCGACACATAGGCGGTAGTCATGAATGCGTCAGCAGTTACACTTGTAGCAGTAGAAGCTACACCATTAGCAACAGCCCAACGTTGGTCAAGGAAATCATAGTAGAATGCAGTACCTATACCAGCAGAACCTGATTCAACAATAATACCACCTTCGCCTGCTGGTACTACTGAACCAGAACCAGCGTTCAAGAAGACAAATCTATCTTCAACAACAAGGTTAGATGTATTGATTGTAGTAGTTGTACCATTTACAGTCAAATCGCCAGTGATGGTCAATGCAGCAAATGTTGGTGAATCGCCAGTCTGAACACCCAAGTCGATGTTAGTACCATTTACAGTCAAAGTACCTTGAGATGGTGATGTAACAGCCGAAGCGGAAACTACACCAGTACCATTCAAGATTGTAGCAGCAGTAATAGAACCACCCAATGATGTGGAAGTTCCAGCAATTGTAATAGCAGAGTTAGCCAATTTAGCATTAGCTATCGTACCATTTACAATGTGTCCGTTTTGAATTGATGAAGAAGCAATTTTGACATCAGTTACGTTAGCATCAGCAATTTTAGCAGTAACCACAGCACCAGCAGCAATCTTACCACTTGTAACAGCATCGTTGTCGATTTTAGCGGTAGTTACACCAAGGTTTGCTAATTGACCACTATCAATAGAACCTGAAATCACAACAGCACTAAGCGTACCCGCTGTATTTGTTAAATCGATAGTAGCACTATCAGTTACACCTGTAATAGCACCAGAACCTGATAAGATACCAGAACCTGCGAAACTAATCTTTGTGTATTCAATAGCAGCAGCAGCGGCTACAGCAGCGTTAACAATCTGACCTGCACCAATTTTAGCACTTGTAATAGCATTGTTAGCAATAGTAGCAACACCAGGCGCAGTAATTGTGATATCACCACTTACGTTTGTTAAGTTAGCGTAAGATGCTGAAGTAGCGGTTGAAGCGTTACCTGTTAAAGCACCAACAAATGTAGTAGATGTTACTGAAGATAAACCAGAAATTGTAGTAGCAGATGAACCTAATGAAACTGCGGTAGAACCAATAGTTACTGATGAGTTAGCCAATTTCGCGTTAGTTACGTTACCATCAATGATGTTTGCACTTGCAACTGAACCAGTAGCCAAAGCGGCTGTGATTACAGCACCAGCAGCAATTTTACTACTAACTACAGCATTATCAGCAATTTTACTAGCTATTACAGCACCAGCAGCCAACTGACCTTGGTCAATAGAACCTGAAGCTACCACACCACTAATAGAACCTGCGGATAATGTTAAATCAATTGTTGCTGTATCGGTTACGGCGGTGACTGCGCCAGATCCAGACAAAATACCAGTACCAGCGAAACTCAATTGAGATACGGCTGAGCCCGATACTATCACTTTTTTCCATGTTGCCATTTAATTTCTCCTATTTTAATGCATTAAAAATTTAACATAGTGTTTTTGTATACATGAATAAATATTATAATCCAAAGTAAAACGAAGAACCGGAATAAATAATTCCACCTTCAATTGCTTCTAAATTCAAATTTGAACTATCACCAATAATTGTTCTACCAACGGAATCAACTTTCAATCCTTCAAATGAACCACTTGATACTGATAGTGAACCTGTAATTTGAACATTATTTGTTGTTGAGTAAAAAGAACCCGTTAATGAAAATATTCCACCAATTCCACCAAGTGTATCAAATCTAGATGCAATTGATGCTGATAATGACGTGAAAGCCCCACTAATATCAGTTTTTAGTGCGTATGAACTTGTAACTGAATTTAAACCATTTACTTGACTTTGAATTGAACCTGTAAATGTGTTAAGTGCTGAAATATCAGTTCCACCTGAAGATGGGAATTGGAATGTAGCAAATGAAGCTGAATCATCAAATCCAGCATAACCTGGAGTTTCAAATGCTACAAATTTTGAAGTAACATAAAGTTGGTTTTGACTTTGTACATATACAATTTGACCATCCTTTAACCGGTCGTGGTATAAGGAGTACATAGTCGAGGATGACGCAACCGTAATCCAACCGCCTTGTACATAAGTAATGTCGGTAAATGAGCCGGAAGCCCCACTCCTAACGTAAATATCACCTGCTGTAGTTGCCATTCTATCTAATCTCCTTATGGTGCGGATGCCGTATCCGGCATCAAATAATATCTTGAGTTGTTAGTATTTTTACCTTCAGCAAAAATCATACCCCAACGGGTATATCCTTGATATGCTGATTGTAAATCGAAGTAATACACACCGGTCCCAATCGTACCTGGAATAGCAGCGTCTTTAGCATATGTGTAATATTCATTAGCAGTTCCAATAGAATCGGGCGGAACGCCATCATACATACTTGCGGGTTTACCTCCTAAATTAGAAGCGGATGGGAAAATTATTAACAATCGTTGTGATGTGGAACTAAAATTAAAATACCCAAGTGTGGATATTCCTGTAGCTGATGTATCTGACATAGTTGATAGCGAACTACTCTTATGTAAAGTACAAGCACCACCAATATAAGATGGTGTAAACGTACTACCTAATGACCCACTTTGTAACATAGCTATTACCGACCCACTTGTAATTCCAATACCATCAGCATCAGTATCACCTAAAGATGCGATAGCCGTGGATTGGTTAGCAGCAGAACCACCACTCCAACCATATCCATATACAAGGCCTATTTGGTCTGATATAGTTATTGTATTTGAAGAATATGTTCTTGACTTACCATGCACATCCGTAATTGTAGCATCGTATGTCAATGTTTGACCACTTGAAATTGTTGATACATTTTTTATAACATATGATGATGAATTTGCGTTTTGTGGAACTGCGTATAAGTCAGACCCATTTGTACCACCAAGTGACATTAAGAATGGAGTATCAGTTTCCATGTCAGTTATACTTGCACTTACTAATCCGGTATTGGCCGATATAGATGCCGTTAGGTTAGTAGTAATTGGGGTGAATGATGCCGTTGGTACACTATTAGAAGCCACATTTATTGTTATACTACCACTACCAATGTTATTGTATTGGTCACGGAATGTTATATTTGATGTAAATGTTTGACCTGATGTGTAAGAGCCACTAACATTTTGTGCTATTGATATAGCGCCAGTTGAGGTAACACCTACAAGAGCATTCGATGATGTAAATGATTGAACCGCAGCCAAATTGTATTGTGGTGAGTATGTAACTCCCAAATCACCTTGAGTACCACTTCTACCATTTGTACTTGTGTAAATCAAAGCACCACTTCTTGCAGTTTCTATAACGTAGAACGTACCATTTGTTGTTAAAGTACCAACAGGAGCTTGAGCGATGGTTATTGAGAATGGGAATGAAGCAGAACCACTTCCCACTTTACCAAAACTATCAGCAACGCTTCCACTAAATGTATAAGTTCCAGCGGGTACATTTGTATTAGCATAAATGTAATAGTTGTCACCACTTTGAAGATGACTAAATCCAGCTGAAGAAGATACTAATTGGAAACTTGAATGATTTATAGTATCACCAATACCAGGTTGTGGTTCTCCAAATGAAACAATGGCTAGATTTTGAGGTGACCTAGCCCCATTTGTATTTAAATAACTCGAATACGCAACCGTATTAGAAGCAATGATGGGTGCTAAATTTGGAGTAACTCTTAATGTGTGAGTTCTATATTGTTTTGTGGTTTCAAACGAAGTTTCTGAAGCCGTTACTTGTACTTGAATTGTAGAGCCAGACGTGTATATAGAACCACTTATATGACTTGCTAGTTCAAGAGCAAGTGATGTAGAGCCGGTATATTGTGTAGTTCCGTTTGTAAATCTAACATACCCAGCCGGTGAACTATTGACTTTCCACATTTGTGAAACGGCTGACGAGTATGTAATACTACCAGCAGTATATCCATCGGTGTTTGTGGTTAAATCAGCACCAGATACTGCGGATTCTACTATGTAATACGTTTGTGTATCAGACCCAATAGTTGAACTAGCATCAGCATCAATTGGTATGGTGATTTCTGCGGTATCGGTAGTGGTATTGTAAGCATCACTCACGGTCACTAAATAAACATATCTATCAGCTACATCAGAGTTTAAGTAAACTCCATTTTTACGAGTTACACTTCCACCGGATGTACATTGGAATGGGTCAGCGTGTGGGTCATATAAAGACGTACCACCTAAAGACGAAGTAATGTTTGTACCAACACTATTAAGATATGCGGATATTAATGTGAAGTTACTAAATACTATAGTATCACTCTCCGAATCAGTAGCAGTTATTGAACCAACAGTCGTACCATTTGATGAGTTTTCATTTATAGCAGTTAAAGTCTGATTATTTACTACAGGAACTACGTTATCGACTACTGAAACTCTAAATGGTAAGTATGTAATTGAATCAGAATCATCACCATCTTGATAATGTTGGTCACTTGCCGTGAGTACAAAATTGTAATGAGTTGTGGTCTCATAATCCAATGAAGCAGTTACTTGATTCAATTGAACATATGTAGCGCCAAGCGTCAATGAGAATTCGGATGGTACTGACCCCGTTCCTATTGTGATTGTATCACTTTCAGCATCGGTAAAATATACTCTAACTTTGTTATTAGCAGCTGTAGAGTTTTCGTTTAAAGATTGTGTATATGATGTTACAATAGAGCCCCCAGTTGAAGTTTGTCTCCAAACAGGAGCCGTATTTGGATTAACACGGATATATACAGTTTGAGAACCAACTCCAAAAAATGTATCAACGGCTTCTACCAAAAATGGATGTGAACCAGAACCCGGAGTGGTATCCGTATTCATAGATGCGGTTGATTTTGTGTTCAATGTAATTTGACCGGCCGATGATATCTTGAATAAGTCAGCGGTGTACAAACTTGAAGTTCTAAATGTAATTGATTGTGCTTCAGCATCGGTAGCAGATACAATACCGACCACCGAACCACTAACCTCAAATTCTTGAATAGTAAATCCAGTAGTTGTTATTACAGGAACACTATTTGGAAAGAATACTTTTTCAATAAAATTTGCAAGAGAACCACTTGTAGCGAAATTTGTATTATATACGCCAGCGGGTAAATTAGTATTAGATACCACACGATTACCATCAAATGTGGTTAACGGATTTGTTGATTGTGATAACGCAGTATCAGACCCATTCGATGATGTATTGATTGTAATGGTGATAGCGTTGCCGGTATTTGTTGCAACTACACCATTTCCTACAAAATCTATACTTCTAACATTTACCGATAGAACAGAACCTTCATCTGAAGCGGTAATTGCTAAACCAGAACCACCACCACCACCTGCAAGTGCTGATAAATCAACAGAATTACCATTTGATATAGTGAGCGCATTTGTAGATGGATTAAATGAAAGTGTTTGAGCGTCTGAACCGGTAGCGTCTACGTCATTTTCGATAGCAGACATTCGTGTAGCAATTGAGCTTGAAAATGATGATATAGTAGATACTATTGAACTTGAAACAGCGGAAGTGTTTTGAGATTGTGATACAATTCTATCTTGAATAGACGCTGAAAAATATGGGAATGTTCCCGGAGTAAGAACACTACCTTGTTTAAATTCAGTAAACGCCTTTATCTGATTAGATTGAAATGGTGTTATGTATTGACTTTGCGCGGGTTTGTTTGGTATGGCTGTAAAGTCTATTTGTGCAGACGATGAATATATACCGCTGCCAATTAGTGAACCACTAATTGACCCTTGAAACGAACCGCTAAAAGAACCGCTGTAATCCGGCATTATGTTTTCCTCATATAATTTTCTATTACTATCCTTAATAAATAGTAAGATTTATACGGAACTTGTTTCTTAAAAGGATGCTAACAACATTAATATGTCGTCAAGAGCTTCATGTCTATGATTATCTTTCAAAACTACAGTGTAAGCATACTTACTTCCTTTTAGCTTTGGAACTTCATGGATTGCAGAGTCATTTTGGTATTTTAAGTCAATTTGTTGTGAATCACCACACAAAATCATCGTAGAACCTTTACCAAGTCGAGCTAAAACCATTTGCAATTGTTGTTTTGTCAAGTTTTGGAACTCATCTACGATACAAACCGCATTATCAAACGTTCTACCTCTAAAATGCGTTAATGATACTAACTCAAGGTTACCATCCTTCTCCATTTTCTCTAATATGTCAGGTTTGTTATAAACTTTTCTCATATTATCACGGATTGGTACTAACCATGGTTCTAATTTTTCTTCTAATGAACCGGGAAGAAATCCATTGTCTTCATTTGACACAGTAGGTCGTGTCATTATGATTTTGTTAACTTGTCTTTTAAAGAATAAATCCAATGCAATCTGACAGGCAAGTAATGTCTTACCACTACCGGCTTTACCAACGATAAAGTTAAATGGTGTTTGGATAATTTGAGACTTTGCCTCTTTTTGTTCGTCAGATAAGGTTATCGAAAACTTGATATCACTTTTTGGAACTCGTCTTTGAATATTTTCGGCCATATTTTTCTCCATATTTCGTAAACCTTGTTTATAAATATAAATATCCCTATGGCAATAAAAAAGGGGGTCGTTTGACCCCCTTCTCTATTTTAATAAAGATTTATATTAGATAGTTGAACCCAATGTGTTCAAACCATCAACAAATACTTTACCGTAGAACTCACCACGAATCATTTCCTTCGCGTAACGAGTCATTACACCCTTACGAGGTTGGAAGTTTTTCGGGTCGTACACCAAAGGAGTCATGATTAATGGAATGTATGGAGCGTATACAGCACCAGTTTCCAAGAATTGAGCACCTTTGAAACCTAACAAGATAACGTTTTCAGTCATGTAAGGGTTTTTGTACACTTGGTAGCGGTTAGCGAATGAACCTACTTGAGATACACCCATTGCGAACTGCATTTCAGCACCAGTACCACTAGCAGCGAATCCAGGGATAGATTCAAGGATAGTTGCAACGTCAGGAGATACTACCATAAAGTTAGCTCCACCTCTCATGGTTTTAGCATGGATTTGGTTAGAAACTCTCTGAAGTACAGTACCTAATGTAGCGAACCATGTACCTTGAATGTAAGCAGTGTAGTTAGCAGCTGATTGAGCAAAAGCTGAACCATTCCATTCGTAACCAACACGAGCTGACCAGTAACCTGTAGTCAATGCGTTAGTCATCAACATATCCAAGATTTCGAAATCGATTTCTTGAGAAACGTATTCTGACAACATTGAAGTTAATTCAGCCTCGGCGTCAATTGAATGGTAAGCGTTCAAATCTTGAGCAAATTCAGGAGTCCATTGTGCTTTCAACTTACGAGTCTTAGCAACGATAGGAACTGAACGAAGTTCAACGTTTAATTCAGGAATACCCAAATCAGTTTCAGGGTTTGCAGCGAAACCTGAAGTGGTTTGTTCGAAGTCACCACGAGTGATATCGCTTGGTTGTTTGTGGTAAGCAACTTGTACAGCGGTAGCATTTGTTACAGCACCATCAGCTACTACGAATTCAACATAAGTAGAACCATCAGTTGTAGTCAAGTTTTCGATTACGTTAACGTAAGCAGAAGCGGACAACAATTGGAATGCACGAACGCCTTCGAAGTCAGCATTAAGACCAGCCAAGTTAACTTTTACAACATCGTAAGAGGTTGGAGCACCATAACGTGAGTCGAAGTTAATAGAAGCTGAAGTAGCGTTTGAAGCTGTAGCGAATACAGTAGCAAATTGGTCGTTGATAGTATAACCAAAACGACCACCACCATAAAGACCACCAGTTGCTTGACCAGCAGTTTCGGTGATACCGAATACTGAATCAGCTTGTGAATCTTTACCTGAACCGGTTGTGAAACCAGGTTGACCTGAACCATACTTGAAATCCAAGTAGAATACAAGACCAGATGGTAAGTTCATAGGTTGTACTGAAACGAATTCTTTAGCAGCGATTTCAGAGAAGATACGTCTTACTAAAGGAAGAGCTACACCAGCCCATTCTTCAGAGTTAGCAGCAGTACCAGTAGCAGATGCTTCAGATACTAATTGTTTTGCTTGGTTTTCCAACAAAGTAGCCATACCACTTCTTTCGAAGTCAGACTTGATACCTTCTAAAAGACCGGTCTTAGCCCATTTAGCTACGATACCTTTGCTCTCTTCAGATAATCTTTTGTTGAAACCAGCAGATTCATTTAAAATGTTATTGATTTTCATCTTAATTTTCCTTTTTTCTTTTGGTTTTAGAATTATTTAATTAAACCAGCCAACTTCTTAAATCTTTCAGCTACTGCAGTTCCTTCAGAAATGATTTCTTTTTTAGGAGCAGATGACTTCATAGGTTTAGAAGCAAGTGATTCTTTTACAACAGTTTTGTTTTTTCTTGCAACATTTAAGTTTTCACCTAATGTAGCATAAACTAATTTAACTTCTCTCAAAGATGCAGCTCTATCGAAGTTTTCGATAACTTTCATCTTTTGATTTTCGTTCAAGTCGAATGTTCTGAACAATTTGTTAGTGTATAACAATTTAGCGTTCAAAAGATTCACCTCGTTAATGGTTTTCTTTAAAGAAGTGATAACTTTATAAGCCTCTTCCAACTCTTCCTTGTAACCTTCAGTAGATTCTTCTTCTTCAGCAACGGGCTCTTCTTCTTCGCCATCCATTTCTTGTAAGGCTTTGATGATTTCGTTGATGTCAAGTTCTTCCTCTTCTTCAGATACAGGTTCATCTTCCATTTCTTCTTCAGCAACGGGCTCTTCACCCATTTCATCTTCTTCAGAAACTTCTTCTTCACCGGCCATAGCGTCTTCAAGTTCTCTGATTACAGCTTCAAGGTCTAAATCGTCTTCTTCAGTCTCTTCTTCCTCGTCACCAGTAACATCGTACTCTTCACCATCTTCTTCAGAATCCATGTCCATTTCCATGTCTTCTTCACCCTCTTCAGAATACATTTCCTCATCTTCTTCAGTAGCCATCTCGTCTTCTTCAGTAGCCATCTCGTCTTCTACAGGTTCGTCAGTAGTCATTGCGTCCATCTCTGGTGCAACTTCTTCTTCGTCTTCCTCTTCCAACTCTTCAGCAATCTTATGAGACAACATAGATTGTAGTTTTGGGGTAAATGCTTCTTCGAGAGCCATTTTAGCGTTAGCTAATGCAGTTTCCTTAACGGCTTTGGCATCGGCAATTGCTTCTTTTAACAAATCTGATTTCATTTGTTTTTCTCCTAAATTAAGCTTTTTGGATAATAAGATTATTGAGAATCTTAATAGAATATTTTTTCAAATAATAGTAATCACTCATTGGGGAGTGATATTTTTAAAATAAATAGGGTTACTTTTTCTGAAACGATAAAGTGTTTACTATTAACCTTCGTTTATTCTTCGAATATACTCTTTTCGTTGAGCATCTTCTCTTTGTTTTCTACGAAGTGTTGTGGGTTTTGTGTACTCTTTCTTATCTCGTAAGATATCCATCATCCCACTATCTTTTACAGTACGTTTTAGTAATCGAAGTGCGGCTTCTAAATTACCATCTACTACTTTTACACCAAGCGCGTTCCCATACATGAACATATCATCTTTACGGGCCCTCTTCTTCTTTTTGAAGTCTTTGTTTTGATTGTCTCTGTTGTTCTTTTTATACATAAAATTTATTTGATTAAAAAAAATACACCTACCAAGTTAATGATAGGTGTATATAAATATGAAAATGTTTTTTATAAAATTACTTTTGAGTATTTTCGGTCAAGTCATCTAATCCATCTTTGAACATTGACATCAACTTACCAATTTCCTTTTGTTGATTCGGTGGTAACTTTTTAATGTCTGATAAGTTATTCTTAATCAGCTTTGAAAAGTCCACCGACAATTGTTGTAATATGTCAGATGGGTTCATAATTAGGCCTTCTTTTCTTTTCTCTTCTTTTCAATATCAGCAACAAGTTTACTCAACTTGACGTATTCAGCTTTCAATGATGAGTCGATGTATCTATTCAATCCCCAGTGGAAAGAAGCTCTAAGCAACATATAGAATGGTAAGTCTTTGTAGTTACGACCATATGTAGATAATCTCAACCAATTCATAAATGCTTCAGCCATTGGTTTTGATAAAGGAATACCTTCAACACGAGATGTCTGACCATTGATTACCGATTGAACCAATTTAGTTGCCATACCATGAGCACCCTCGTTTACTGATTTTTTAGACTTTATAAGTGAAGTCAATTTCATAGACTCATTAGCAAAGTCTTCAGCATTCTCTTTGTCTTCAGCATCTACATCAGTAACCTTAAACGTTTTATCACCTACTTGGAATGTGTCTTGACCTGCAGCAATGGCTTTAGCTCTTGCAGCACCGAACTCATTACCCTCTTCCATTTCTTCTTCGTTTACCGATTCGTTCATGTTAGAGTAAAAATACTTTCTCATATAGTCTAATGACTTTAGGATACTTTGTAATTCTCTTTTACCCTTTGGTCCAAGTTCTTCATCTCTCAAATATGCATTTAAAACAGCATATGCGCCATTTACAAATTGATATGGGTTTTCAGCTTTTACAGTATACGAAGCCTCGTTTACTGATTCTAAATTCAAACTTCTTTGTGCGTTAGTCAAACCACTAATGATAGATTTTAATCCACCCTTAACACCTTCAGTATCTTTAGCTTGAACTCTTTTATCCAAAATTTTAGTATTGGCTTTTAAGAAGTTGATGATTGCGTTTTGAACAGCGTTCCACTTGATTTCTTCTTCGTTTACTGATTCGTTAGTGAACTCTTCAGCATTCTTTTTGTCAGAATCATCTACATCAGTCACTTTGTAAGATTTACCATCAACTTCAAATGAATCTTCACCAGCAGCAATTGCTTTAGCTCTTGCAGCACCAAACTCATTACCTTCTTTGATTTCGTAGTATTTACCAAGAACTTCACCAATCTCATCGTAAGCAGATTCCATTCTTTGTTGTAAAGTAGAAACCTCTTTAATTGTATTTGAAAATACTTTGAATGACTCATTCATAGACTTCATGTGTCTCTGAACAGTTACTCTATCGAACCAATCGCCGGTTTCTTTTAAAGTGATGTTGTTAGCGTTTTCTACAATATTTTTAATAGAATCGTGAATCTCACCAAGATTACCTTTGTGTGAAATCATCTCACCTAATTGTTTGTATGCAGCAACGGCTTCAACGAATGCACGTTTTTCTTCTTTGGTCATTCCTTTTTCATCCTCTTCACCCACATTCATTCTGCGGTAATCAAGTTCTTGTGATTCTTTTAAAAGGTCTTTTAATTTCTTCATTTTAGTATCCGTTTGTTTTATGATTTAGATTCAACAAGTTTTTCAATTTTTTGACCAAGTGGTCTACCAATTGTCATCGAAGTATAAAAAGCAATTGCGTCAGCAATAGCACCACCATCCCATTGTGCCATATTAGCAATTTTTGGACCAAGGTCGTATTCGTATATATCAATGGTATCTTCTTTACCCATCGGGTCACCTTCGTATTCAGCTTTAGGGAATAAAGCAGGTACTTTCTTTGCGTCTGAATGGAAGTTTGCATCTCTTAATGCGCCAATCAAAACGTGCATTACTGCAAACTGATGGTTAGGACCACCCGTTCTCAAATCACCGAGCTCTTTCATCAAAAGTTTATAAACTTTTTTGTTGAGCATACCATCTACTTCATTTATGGATTCAGAAATACCATCATAATCATGATAGTTTGATGATGCTTGTGAAATGTAGTTTTCAGCGTTAGTGATATGGTCTTGAATCCAAGCAGGAATGTCCTTTTCCATCTCACCCATTTTTTGTTTTAATTCAGTAGCGTATTTGATAATAGAGTCTAATGAATTTTGTGACATAGATACTTCGTGGTCTTGTTCTTGGATGCTTTCATTTGTTCCAAATTTGGATACAATCATTTTAAACATTTTATTACCAGGATTACCAACAAGAGCTGACACAAATGCCATTCTTTCGGGCATTTTACCATTTTTTACATACTTGTATAATGCAGATGCATCGATACCATTATCATCTATAAATTTTTGAACAGCATCACCACGAGTTGCGGTAAAAGCGGCAATGCCCATGGCTTCTTTCGAAGCAGATTCAGTAATAAGTTTCTTTAAATTCATTTTATTTAACTCCAAAATCACATTCGCAATATCCACCAACTTCACAAATGATATCTCTCATGATGGTATTCGCTTTAGTATAATTAGTTTGTTTTCTTTGAACACTTTCGTTTATAACACCCTCATTTGTGGGTCTCAAGAAAGCACCTTGGGTTGATGGGTTTGATACAAAGTCCCAACAGATTAATTCGAAATCATTTTCAACTGCAACTGTACCATCTTCTTTGATTTGTTTTACCGAACCCATACCTCGTGATGAGATACCAACAGTACAACCGGCCTTGACCAATTCTTGTAAAATTTTACCAGCAGGTGTATTTAAAATCTCAACTTGACCCACTACATCATCACCATTCCACCAAACTTCACGGATAATGTGTGACGTATTCTTCAATTCAACAACTGAAGATTCAGGGTGGTCAAGTTCACCATATGCACGGTTCTCTCTGATTTCTCTACCCTTGTATTTTTCAATTTCTCTTTCAAGAATATCTTTTGGGTAAACTCTACCATTTTGATTTTTAGCATTAGCTCTTTGAAGTACACCGCTGACAACGAATCTACCACTTTTATCGTATGATTCTTTTAACATTTGAGGTGTAATCTCAAATAAACTAACATCAATCAGTAATTGTTTCATTATTTCTCCCAAACTTGTCTTTTACGATATAAATCAAAAAATATTCTTGCAATTTCCCTGCGGATTATATAACGAACCTGCTCAAGGTCATCAACTTCAAGAGCTTCTTTCAATTTTGAATTTTTGTTACATCCACAAGACATATTAAGCACCCAATTCTTTAATCTTACGAGAAATCTTTAACATTCTTTCGGAAATCTTACCAAATCTTACTTTTGTAGATTCCCAATACTGACCTTGACTCAATCCCATTTCAGTTTTAAGTTTTGTGTTCTGATTTACCAATTGTTCAACCTCATATAACTTGCGATTGATTTCTTTGATAGCCAAATTTACTTTCTTTTTAGCAGAAAGGGTTTCGTCTTTTTTATACGCTCTATAAGTAGCCTCGATTAGACTTTCCAATTGGTCTTCCATACGAGATACAGCCTCAAAGTGTGCTTTTTCTTTTTTGGACTTTTTGTAACCTAAAACCTCAATGTGGTCGGAGTCTAAATCGTCTTCATCTTGTGATTTAGCAAATGCGTTAGGTGTCCGTGGTGGTCCAGCGCCACCATCCATATTACCTGTAACATTTGCCTCTTCAAGCTCTTCTTCTTCGAATTGCTTAAATTTTAAGTCAAGTTGTTCTAATAAAAATTTAGACATTTGATACTCTCCTTAATTCTTGTAGCAATTCGTGGTATCTTAACAACGATAAAATTTGATTTTCGTTGATTACCTTTGAATTTGATATATTATCAATTAAATTTACAGTCTCATTAACTTTAATACTTGCAACTTTATCAGTCACCTTCACTTTTGAAAATTCAGACTTTAGTCTTTTAACTTCAGACAATACAAACTTTCTCAAATTGTTTGAGTTGTCCACATTGTTGATATAGTTACGAAGAACCTTCTTTTGTGATTCTGAAAGTGTTGTATATTTTGAATTAAACGAATCAACCAAGAATTTATAAGCCAACATACGAACCTCTTTAGGTTGTTGAGCATATTCTTTGGTTGTGGTTGACTCTGAAATGATTTCTACGTCTTTTGTAGTAATGGTTTCGAGAATTGTCGTTTTACATTCTACGAATTCTTTTGGAGAAACTGATTGAGTGTACTCAAATACCTTGTATATAGAAGCCAATTGTTTGTAGTTCGATACACGATACTTAAAAAAATCTTCCATTACAAAAGATTCTTTAATTGACTTAATTAAATTATATTTTTGTCTCTTCAATGTCGTTTCAACCAATGAACCTCGTTCTTGTAGAATAATATTCATAAATTCTTGAGCTTTATATTGAGAATCAAAGTTTTCCTTTGTTAAAGATTGATATAGTTTCAATTCTTTACTCAATTCACTCCCTCTCTTGAAATGCTTTTTAATAATTTCAAGGGCAAGGGAATTTTTACCCGCCAAAGTGTCTGAAGCGATTTGTCTTACGAGTAATTCGAATAGAATACCCGTATTTTTAAATTTACTATGTTTAAGTTTCGTCATCTTAAACTTTCTCTTTTGTTTCTACTTTATAAATATTAGATTTATACTCAAATCGTGTCATCTAACAAATTAGATTCGTCCATCATACCAAACTCTTCCGATTCTTCATCGGTTTTTAAAGATTCAATTATCATTTTTTTAGTTTTGACTTTACTCATAGACCTTTTCAATGACTCCAATGTGTTTGGTGAGTTTCTAAATGAATGATATGCTGAATCAGCACCGACATCGGTCTTTTTACCCAATGGGTCACGACCCATATTAGCAGCATCAGTACCATATGTACCACCTTCAGTAGGTCTACCAGCACCTTCTTGACCACCTTCAGGTGAACCACCCTCATCTTCAGCCGGTTGTTGTGATACAACAGCCAAATCATGTGGCGTACCAAACGATTCACCGGTCTTAACGGGATCATTACCTTCATTTACGATTTGTTCTTGTCTAAATCCAAGTTTTAAGTCGTTAATAACTTTAGCTTGTTCAAGTTTCCACTCATCCTCTGACATATTAAAGATGTTTTTATACATCCATTCTTGAGATATCATTTTCAACTCCTTCATAGAGTTTACCAATGAAACTTTTTCAGTCCATAGAGCAGCTTTTTCTTGTTCGTAAATAACTGATGGAGTTGTTAACTCTAATTCAAAATTTACAAGTTCAGCGCCTTCATACCCCTGTGAGTACAAATGTACAATAGCAATTTTTGTAAGTTCTGAAAGAGCAATCTTTTGAATTCTCTCAACAGTTCTAGCAAAACGAATATCTTGTTGAGCAAGTGTAGCTTTACCTTCAACACCTTCTTCATATCCAATGAATGCTTTAGGAACTTTTAAAGCAGCCATCATTCTATTTTTCAAGTATTCAATATCATCAATACCACCGAATTCCATTCCACTCAATGAATCGATTTCAGTACCACTCTGACCACCTCTAACTGGAAGATAATAATCCTCCAACATATTCTGCATATTGAATTTTAGATTGTAATCGCCAGTTTGTTGGTCGATGTACGGAACTTTTTTCATCTGGTCGATGATATTCCTCATATGTTGGTCAACTTCACTTGGTGGAATGTTACCAACATCAATTTTAAAGATTCTTTTTTCAGGAGCTCTCATGATACGATGAATCATCATAGCATCTTCCATCAGGGTTAATTGCTTCCAAGTCTTACGAGCTGGCTCCAACATAGAACGACCATATGGTAAGAAGTTTGAATCAGCCATAAGTCTGAAGTGAGCTACTTGGTAGAAGTCAAACTCAACACCCTCTTTGGCTTTACCCATGATGTTATATGAGTTTGGCGCATTTGACATAGAACTCAATTTAAACTTAACTTCATACGGATTTTCGGGATTAAAACCCTCAACACGTTCTATCTCATAAGTGGACATTGGTGATACGTTTACAATACCAACTTCAGGTTCAATATCAAGATGTAAATAATAATCACCATACTTGTTCATACCACGAATCCAAGCCCAAAGGTTAAATTCAATATTAAGAACATCGTAAAATAAATTATGTAATACTTTTTTAAGATTCTCATCGGACGATTTGATTCTTAAAACATCACCCATGTCATTCTTTAATGTACACTCATCGGAGTAGATATCGAGAACTGAAGCGATAATGGAGTCTTTATCCATAGCTTCGTAGTCAGTATATAACTCTAATTTATTGGAGTAGTAGTTAAATTGTTGATTGTACGTTTCCCAGTTTCTTCGAGACGTGTGTAATCTTCCAAATCGGTCGTAATATGAGCTTTGTCTCATATTACCTTGAGATTGGAGTCTTTGAGTATCGACAGTCTGAATTTTATCCTTCCCAATACGTCTAACGACCACTTGGGTATTGAATAATTTTTTCAGTCTACCATATAATGAATTATCTGCCATATGTTGTTTCTCTAATTTGTATACTCTTACAAGTTATAAATATACAAAAAATAAACTTAACTACCAAATTAAAGTATCCATGTCATGTCAAGGTCGTTACCACGACCATCCTTAACAACCCATGGGTTTTTACTACCAAGCCGTGAGTTGTAAGCTCCACCGTCACTTTTTCCAATATGTGTAAGCGCAGTTCGTGTTAAATCAATACCTTGTTGTCTTAATTTAAGAGCGGTATCTCTTACCCATAGTCCTGTGGAAAATGACATTACCAAGTCATCATTATAACCTTGTTGAGCTTCAGCCCGTGAACCATTCCAAATGAATACAAACAACTCATCAATCAATCTTTTAGAATGAATGATTGGAGCTTTCTCTCTCATGTATGTATCTAATTTAGAAATGACTAATGGTCGTGTTCTTGATGTCATCGAAAACCCAGGAACCATGTCTTCTTTTTTCTTTAAGTCCCATCCCTTTCGTAGATGAACATCTTCGTCAACGTACCCTACTTCACGATATGAATAATAAAGATTTTGATAATTTCGGTCAATAACTTCTTGTATAACAGCCCAACCAATGTTTGCGTTTTCAATCACCAACATAGCATTGTTCCATTCAGCGGCAATAGAGGTTAGCATCGCTCCAAATTGTTTTGTTTCAATCTTACCTTTATATTCTGCAACTTGTTCTACTGTCTCCACATCTATAACATGGAATGCTGAGTAATCTTGACCATCTCCACGAGCAACGTCAGCTACAACCACATAGTCACGAGAATAGTTTGGATATTCCCAAACCCAATAGTTACTATCGAATCCACGTTTTTCAACTGGATCTTTGATATAAGTTTCTTGATACCATGTTAGGATTGATGAATCAACTACAGTGTAACCTGAACTGATAAAGTCACAATCACATTCTTGTGCTGCTCCTTTTTCACCAAGTAGTTTAGTTTGGTCATCTCTCCACTTTTGATTTCGTTCAGGGTGAACAGTCCAGTGAAGTTTAATTGGATTCCAACTATCACCAGCCTCACCTTTTAACCAAATTTTATGAAACCAATTACCAACACCATTTGGTGTTGAAAGTACAATAGCTTTACCACCTGTAGACAAAGTTGATTGAGCCGATGTCCAAATGTCTTCGATATTTTGAATAAATGCAGCCTCGTCAATGATTAACATTGATAATGCTTCAGAACGACCAGCGTCACCTGCAGCAGAGGTTGCTTTAATTTGAGAACCATTTCGTAATCGTAAGGAAAGTTTGTTGTCTTCGATAGTTTCACTCTTTAACCAACTTGGTAAACTATCATGCATAAATCTAACCTTTGTTACAAGGTTTTTTGCTACTTCTTGTTTGGTGGCAATTACCAATATGTTTTTATCCTCATGAAATAACATCATCCACAACGAATATCCTGCTGATAGGGTTGAGATACCCAACTGACGTGACTTTAAGATTACGTTGAACCGATTATCATTGAAATCAGTCATCAAATCTTCTTGGAACGGGTACAAGTTGAATAAAATCTTACCTCGGTGTGGGTGTTGGATGTAACAATATTTTTTAAAGAAATATACGGGATCTTTCGCACACTTAATGTACTCCTCCCGTATCATTTCCTTTAAAGTTTTTGCCATAGGGTTCTCTTATAGTAAGAATAACAGGGTCATAGCGACAATGCCAATACTACCACCAGTAGCTAACCCACTAAAATACTTTTTTCGTTTTTCCGACTTCAATACTTTGATTTCAGATTCTTTTATAGCAATAATGTTATCCTTTTCAATAATAATTGATTCGGTATTTTTTACTATAGTATTTAGATTTACAATTTGTGAATCTTTCAATTCAATTTTCTTCTCAAGTAAACTAACTTTATCCTTTACAAGGATTAGTTCAGCATCACACAATTCATATTGTGCTTTAATTACCAACGCTTTTTGTAAAGTGTGTCTTGGTACAGCTATTAAAGTAGAATCACTTGAATGCGTCTGTGAAAGCAGAGGTGAGCTCGTCATCAGACATAGAATCAAACTTAGCAACGTCTTTTTCATGTTGTTTCTTTAATTTTTTAATTTGAGAATCTTTTGCATCAAGTTGTGAATCCACTTTTGCAATCTCTTTTTCAATTTCAGAGTTTACAA